CTATCAAATCAAGAAGACAAACTATCAAAGATGGAAGAAGCCTTTGCTAAAAAGGAACAAGTCCAAGCAGAGAAATTAAAGGGTCTTACTGAAGAACAACAAGAATTTGCCCTTGACGAATATAAAACTTTAAATGCCGCTGACAAAGAAGACATTAAAAACCAAAAAGAAACAGTAAAAAGAAAGAAAGATTTACATCAGAAAGAACTTCAAGCATCTGAAGACCACCAAAAACTTAATGATGACCTCATGGAAAGACAAGAGTCTGTATTCAAACGAGTAACAGAGGATGCAGGACGTTTTGGACAATTCAGTGATGGTTTAAAAGACTTAACAGGAATAGACCTTGGTGGTATGGCAGACAGCATGGTTAAAAATGTTAATGCACTAGGTAAAGTTTTTGGTACAGAAGACTTATTTGGTAGTGTTGTAGCGAGTATCGGTGGTGGTATCGCCTCGTTGACTAAAGGTGGAATAAGTTTCGGTGGTGTCATGTCTAGTATAGGAGTTATGATGACGGGAGTCTCTACTGCTATAAGTACATCGTTTGCCACATTTATGGTGGCGACGAAAGCATTTCCAAAAGCTCTGATGAGAGTATCAAAAGGATTATTGAAATCTGCAGGTAGATTCTTACTTGCGCTACCTATGTTAATTGCATCGGGAATTATGTTTGTTGGTGGTTTAATGTTAACTGCTGCTGGACTGTTGATTTCTGCACTTCCTTTTATTGCTATTGGTCTCGCAATTGTTGGAATCATAGGATTACTAATCGCCGGATTTAATTACTTGATGGAAAACTCCGAGTGGTTCGGTAACACAATTAATTGGTTGAGTGAAAAGTTCATGGCAATTGCTACATGGATAATGGATAATGCAGGTGATTTCATTGATGGAATAATGACGTATGTCGGAGATATATTTGGAGGCATCTTCGATTTCTTTGGTGGAGTGGTGGACTTTATTAAAGCCGCACTCAGTGGTGATATGGGTGGAATGGCAGAAGCTCTAGGCACAATCTTTGATTCACTTATTGATTTGTTTATGGCACCATTTAAGTTTGTTAAAAACTTAATTATGGGTACAGATGAAAACAAAGAAGAACTAGAAGCGAATCAAGAAGCTGCAGAAGACTCAGGTCTCTATGATAAAAAAGGAATGGGACGAAACTCTAAACTAGATGAGTCTTTAATTGGCGATGCAACAACAGGACAACTTGAGGCAATTGTTGCTGACAATGATTTAAGTAAAGACCAAATGAAACTGGTTGTTGATGAAATTGCTCAAAGGCAAGCACTTGCTCTTGAAGCAAAAGCATTGGAACCAATCGAAGCTTCAGGGGGTCAAGATATTTCTGAGGGAACTACTGACGTTGCAGAAGGTAATAAAAAACAACAAACATCTAACATAGTTGCAAGTTCAGTATCAGATAACTCATCTAATTCAAGTAGTACGCAAATAATGAGTGAGAATATAAGTACTCGTAATGATGATTCTACTGCAAGTAGAGCAGGAGTCAGTGGTAGATTTTCTTACGGATAATTAGACTTCGTCTAACTTAAAGTTCTTTCTATCGTATTTGGTTTTGTCTTTTTGGACTTGAGTAAGTCCGTGTGAGGGGGTGGTTTTTCTAACTTTAGATACTATCTTCTTTTTCTTTTCGCCAAAGATTTTCTCCCAGTTAGAGGCATATGCATCTTCGTTAGAGTTTCTCCTTTGAGAACCCTTTCCACCATGCCATTGTTTCATAATTAGTACCAACCATTTTTTGAACGTCCCATTCCCATTTTCTCTCTCTTGATTGCATCAAGTTTGTTTCTACGAGTTTGTGCTTGATTCTTTTTGTGTTTCTTTTGATTTGGTTTCTCGAAATATTGTCTATCTCTAACCTCTTGAACTATACCTGCATTGTCACACGCCTTTTTAAAACGTCTTAATAACTGGTCAAAACCTTCTGTCTGTCTTGACTTAGCATTATATTTTGGTGTCACATTTGGCATTTAAAGTCCTATTCTATCTATATTAAAAAAGTGTGTAGTCGCCCCACGCCTTACAGCATCCCGCTCTGCACCAATGAATCCGCTTTTTATGCTATTCATTTTACCCTTACTGAGTACCCCCATTATTGTATTAACAATCCACGGTCTCAGTGAATGCATAGACTCTTTCAAATTATTCATAATATAAAACCTATGCACCCCAGTCGAAGTTAGTCTTGAGCTAACTTCTTAAAGTAATCCATTGCATCGTCTTCTTCGGCACTTGTACCTGCTGAAACTTCTGCACTTTCAATTACTGGTTCACTTGCTGTTGAAGCAGTGTTTACATTAGACCAAGGAACTTCTTCCATGTCTTCTGCAACTGATTCAGCAGTAGAGGTTGACCCAAGTGTTCCGAGAACTCTTTCGAGTTTCTCTTTGAGTTCTTCATAAGACTTGAACTCATCGGGTGCGATAACGGAACTTAAAGAATGCACTTGACTGAACACTGAGTTAATCATTGCTTCGTCACCTAATGGTGCAGTTGCATCGAATTCAGATTTGTCATAATTCCAGTAACCATCAACCTTACGGATTTTGATTTTGAAATTTGCACCTTCGTCTCTGAGGTCAAAAGGATTGATTGCTTTCTCATCTTCAAATGCAGGTGAGATTGCTTCCTTGAGTGCTTCAAAGATTTTTTTACCGTATCTATACTTAAATACTTTCCCTTCGTTATCGGGATTTTTAGGGTCTGAAACAACATAGACATTAGAAACATAGTGAAGTCTTCGCTTCTGTTTCCTTGCAATCTCTTTGTTTGCTTCAATTCCTGTATTCCATAACGAAGTGTTATATTCACTTACAGGGTCTTTCTTATTAAGAGTCGTTAAAGACTTCTCAATATACCATCCACCTGGCCCTTGAAAACCGTGGTCGAAGTATGATACCCATGGCATCTCTTCTCCTTCGGGGGTCGGTAAAAAACGAATCACTGCGTAACCATTACCAGTTTTATCCAGTTCGGGTTTCCACATAGTATCATCGCTGTAGGATTTTTTTGCACCTTCTGACGGTGAAGCAGTTTCCATTGCTGCTCTTAGTTTATCTAAACTACTTGACATTGTATTCTCCTATTGTATTACAATTGTATTGCATTATATCGCATTATATCAAAGATTTTAGACCTAGACCTAAAATCCATTCCTCACTATTTTCATAATAAGTTAGTTCATTATACTTGATTTCATCCTCTTTGTCTAGAGGGTTTTTCCAATATACTGAACCTTTTCCATAGAACCATTCTAATAGTGCTATGAACTGAGAACGCTGAACTTGTAGAACTGCATCCTCGGTTGTATATTTAGTCGGATAGTTGACACTACCTTCATAAATATTTGAAGGTTCCCCTTCAAATTCTAATCCATCGAATCCGATTAAGTTAATTTTCTCTATACCTAAATGCATTGCATATCCTAATGCAGACATCCCAGTCATTAAATTCCTTAAGTTCGGTTCGTTGTATGTTGTTATTAAATGAGGATTCTTCAATCCTAAAAAATCTGTTCTACTATCATCTCCTTGGATGATGAAGTGTGAGTCTTCTTCCTTTACACTTATAATCGGATTGTTAAAGTCGGGTGTGAACATATCCAACATCTCAATTGGTAGTGGGTCAATGTCTGCAAATGCAACTCCATTCCCATTATAGTATCCCGATTCAACTATCTCTTTTTGTACTGGCATATCTACTGCAAATACTAAATCACATTTATCTGTATCTCTGTAGATTGCATTACAACCCCAAACTTCGTGATGGATTGCAGAAAGGTCTTCACCCAATCTACTCGGCCCATTTCCTACTATTGTTACTTCTGACATAAATCTATTAAGGTTGTCCTATATGATGGGTAATCATATGATAAGAAAGTTTTGTATTTGTACATCGTTCTTTTGATATTTGGGTAAACAATGTTTTCTTGTATTGCTTCCCAGTCTGATTTTGTGAATTCTATAATTTCATCCATGATACATAGAGTTTCTAGTGAGACCTTTTTTGCAAGGTAAGACTTAAGAAGGATAGGGTGTTGTCCACCCCTTACCTCGAGCACCTTATTAATTGTCTTTTTACGCACTAGGTCTGAGACCTCGGTTTTAAACATATAAGATAACTTCTGATTTCTGTTTTTCCATTCTTTATATCTTTTTTCACATTCATCATCTAGTAAATCGCCTGCCCAATAATCTTTGTAGGACAAATTTGCAATATAGAAATCCTGCAAATCTTGTTTGTAAGTTTTAAACAACTTACCAAAGTGATATTTGTCTTTACGTTTAAGAAAAGAGTTTATATCCGATTTGACTTTTCCGTTATACTTAACAAAGTCATAACTATCAGAATGAAAATGAAGTTTTATACCAAGGTATAAAGTGTATGCATCATATCCATCACGACTCGTCATTTATTTTGCCAATACTAATCCACTGGTTGCAGTCAAGTGTGCTTCTGCAACTTTTTCATTTGTTGGAACAACAAACACTACCTGTTGAAAAACTGCACTAGTAGGATTCTCTACTCCAGTTGCAGCCAATCCCTTTGCGAATCCCATCGACCCGTCTGCAGGGTTTGATAAAATCATTCTTGGGTCTTTCAACTCAACTGTTGCATCTTCCATGGAGACTAGTTTACCAACGTACTCTCCACTAATTGTAACTACTGTTACTATATCACCTTTTTCCATAATGTACTCCTATTTTAGAAAACTTGTTATACTTCCTCTTCCCACTTTACCACGATTAACCATATTGAGACCTTGTGCCTCTGCTTCTAGTTTTTCTCTGAGTGGGATAGATATAAATCTCTTTGCAGATTCGGGTTCTAGATTATTCCTTTCACATACTGTAATAATTGCATCCATGACATCTGACTTTGTTTTAAGTAGAAGGTTTTCTACTTGTTGCGTAAATTCTTTTTTACTAATCACATTATACTCCGTGTAAATTTCGATATTGGTTTCTTAGACTATAGAGTTTATCGACATACTCTCTTGGGTCTGCTTCAAACACTTGACATCCACCACCATCAACTCCGACTACTGCAACAATAGATTGAATCTCTTCACCTGTAAGTTCTTCAACCATGATTGCATATGCAGTCATTTGATGGAACCATGGTTCTGCCATGTATTCTTCTTTATACTTTGCACTGGTTTTAAAATCAATGATACAAAGTTCATCATCCCAAACACCAACACAATCCACTTGTCCTGCCATCTGTAATGAGTCACTCCACATACCTGCTTCTAGAGCGATGGGAATGATATCGTCTAACACTGGTTGGACTGCTTCAAACATAGAAGATTCCATAATGTTATCGAAAAAAATTGGTTCGTCAGCACGCAGATATTGTTCAAACAGTGAATGCATTCTTGTTCCACGTCTTGTTGCACCTGCAGAAATTTTGTTTGCAACTTCTTCACCGACTCGTTCTCTCCACAACTTAATGTGGTCTCTAGAAAGTAAACCCGTAACTGTAGTTACACTTGGATACTTCTGACCTTCGGGTGTCTGATAATATCTCTTCCCGTCCTCTTGGACACGAGTCATAGTTTCCTGCAGTTGTTCTAAATCACCTAATCCTATCAAATTATCCATAGTTATATTTTACCTTTTTTTGGACTGTATGTCCATATGTTTTTTGACGATTCTTTTTGTTGCAGAAGTTTTTGAATCTACACCATTGTATCTCATATCAACATCCGAACCTTTATATGCATCACCAATCTTTGATAACACTTCTTTAAATCCACCATCTGTTTTGACACGGTCACCAGTTCCACCAACAATTGTTGGTGCAGTTACCTGTTGTTTTAGGTGGGGATTATTTTCTTTGAATTCGTCTAGTTTAGTATAGGACATAAAATGTTCTTCCACTTCACCAGTATCATTATTATAAAAATCGTAACTAGGCATATGCTTCCATAAATTTAGGGACTGGTCTAGAAGTCCATTTTGCAAACTCTTTCTTGTAGATTGCATAGTATTTATGGTATGCATTTATAGTGTCTCCGAGGACTTTGACATCGTCAGGCATACATTGTGGTGGGTCTGAATAAACACCTAGTGTAATATTGTTCGGTAAATTGTTTAATAACTTTCTGAGTTTTTTATCGGTCAAATGAACTTTACCATATCTGAATGTG